GGCCAAAGCCGATACGACTTTCTACCATCAGGAGAACCTCCAGTCGGTGAACACCTGGACAAAGAGATCCTCTACGCGCAGCTGCGGACAATGATGGATGTCCTAACCGATCGCGAGATTGCATGTCTTCGCCTTCGCTTTGGCTTCGATGGTCTCTCTGACGGTCGCTCACTCGAGGACGTCGGAATCCTGATCGGTTACAGCCGAGAGCGCATCAGGCAGATCCAGGTGCGCGCAATCGACAAACTACGTGTGGCTGCTGGGGCTGATGTCCTGGCGCAGATTTTCGAGAGGATGGAACTATGACAGAATCAGAACAGCAGATCGCGTTTTTCAACTGGTGCCGCGTGATGAGTGGTAACGATGCGCGCCTGGGCACAATCTTCGCCGTGCCGAATGGCGGCTATCGAAGCAAGGCCACAGCTGGCCGACTGAAGTCCGAAGGACTCAAGGCTGGCGTCTGGGATATCTTTATCCCGATTCAAATGGGGCAACACTGCGGAATGTGGATTGAGATGAAGTCAGGCAAAAACAAACTGACGCCAGGACAGATCGCATTCCGCGAGTCTGTTGGTAATGCTTACCTGTGGTTTGTCGCCTATTCCTGGGACGAAGCAGTCGAGGCGACGTGTCGATATCTAGGCATCTCGAGTGGAATCAACTAACAGCTGCGCGTTAATCTCATCGGCGAGCTCGATGCTGTGCATCTCACAGATGAGATACCAGACAGCCTTCATCAAATCGTCGGTCTTATCTTCGCCAGGTTTAGAACCTGCCCGTAAAAGGTATTTGAGAGCATTGCCACGCTTGAAGTCGAGACCATACATCTCGATGATCTCGAGCGGCTGGACAGTGTGAGTGCGGTAATGTGTTGGGACCTGTTTGGACATACAGGATTGTAAGGGGTAACTATGAATCGTGTTTCACAGGCCGTGACATTTTTGTCATGGCTGTTCGAGCCGTACTCTGACGGCTTCGTCGAGATTCGATGTCTGAATCAAGGACGAAATCAGATGCGCTTCTACGAGCTTCCGCGAACGGTCGAAGACTGGACCGGCATCGGCGAAGCATGCGTTCAATGGAGCGACGAAGGAAATGATGTATACGTCGGCGTGTTGCCACGCTGGCGTAAAGGAGGAAGGGACACCGATGTTCATTCTGCTGCTGTGGTGTGGTGCGATATTGATGATCTTGCTGGTCTGGATGAGACTGCAACGCTTGCTAAAGTTACAGTCGCGGTACGCTCGGGGAAGGGTCTCCACTGCTACCGTCGACTCAAAATGGCTGGTATTGGGACTAAGCCAACAGAACAGCGCGAGTTCGTGCAGCTGCTTGAACGATGGATGCTCACACTCTCAAAAGCCGCGGACATCAAGTGCAAGAACCCGTCAAGAATCCTACGAGTTCCTGGAACTCTAAACTGGAAGAACAGGGAACTCCCTCGATTGGTGGAACTCGCGAAGTATCCGCCAGAAGCCTCCAGAATCGTCGAGGAGACGACATCCACGCATCCATGGGGCGATGAGTGGTCGAGGCTTTTGATCGCCGCCAAAGCGGGGGACCTCCCAAAGCGTGAACGCGGCAATTGGAATCTTGGCAAGTACAAGCACGGCGACTATTTGCTGTACTGTTTCAATCACACCATTATCGGCATCGAGCAGATGCGATGTATGGGCATGGTCGCACATGCCGAAGAGTGCCGTAAACTCGTAACCACTGCGCTGGACACGCAGACTTTCTTGGACTAGGACTAAAATGGACGAACTTTCACTGGACGATCTCCGCGCCATGGTGGCCGGAGACATGGCCACGCATGCCCGCATCATCGCTCATGGTGAGCACCACTGGGACAAACTGTGGCAACCTCACCCCGCATCGGGTGGCGCCTTCGGTGGCCGTAATAACGCACTTGTGACGCTCTTGGGATTCCTCCGCGCAAAGCGCTACACCATCGACGTTGCGCAGCTTCAAGCGGTCTGGTGGAGTGACACATATTGTGATCCGCCACTGGACCGCGAAGTCATCCTCGAGACAGTCGGTCGATTCTGGTCACAATGGGCAGCAGGGACCGTGCCTGATGACTTACCTGGCGGTCAGACTCTCGCTCCCTGGGAGGTATGGGACTGGACACGGATGGAGGTCGAGGAGGAGAAACTCGGTAAACAGTCCTGGCTGATTCCTAACGTGCTCTCGACTGGTGGACTGCACTATATTTCGTCACCTCCAGGAAGCGGCAAAACGTGGGTGATGTGCGATCTCATTCGCGCATGTTGCTTTGGTGGCAAGTGGCTGAATGAGTTTGAGATTCCACAGACTCGAGTTCTCTACCTCGATGAGGAGATGGGCGTCCAGAAGGTCCTAGAACGGCTGAGGAAGCTCGGAATGCGCTCGGCTGAGGGAATGAGCTACCTCAACAGAGTCGGCATCAGGTTTGACCAACCGCTTGATGTAGAGCGAATCGTGAAACATTGCCAGAGTCAGGGTATTGGCCTCGTGCTCATCGACTCACTGGTCCGCATCCATGGCATGGATGAGAATGACAACAGCCAGATGCGGAAACTCTACGACGCGTTCAAGAAACTCCTGGACAACGGCATCACTGTCCTGATCGCTCACCACAATCGCAAGGGCGGCACTGACAGCACAGTCAAGCACGAAGGTATGCGCGGCGCTGCGGAGATCGTAGCAGCTGCTGACATGGCCTACAGCGTCGAGAAGCAGGCGAACGGGTTGTACCGGATGTACGTCACAAAGGGCCGTCTGATCAGTGACGAGGACGCGATCGATGTGACCTTTGAGATCCGCGATGAGGATGGTCTGACGCAGGTGCGAACACTTGACGCTGGCGCCAGGAGCGAAGTCATCACACAAGAGATCCGCTCGAAACTCATTGAGCTCATCAGTGACTCACCAGGCATCACACAGTCACGCCTGATCGAGTTGTGTGGCAGTCGCAGATCGGTCGTTATTGCCACACTAGCAGACCTCGAAGCGAGTCGGATTGTCATGTTTGAGAAGGGTCCGAAGAACGCAAAACAGTACAGTCCGACAGGCATGCTTTAAGGCCTTTTCTGCTGTTCCCGCTGCTGTTCCCGTGCTGTTCCCCCTTAAGTATGAGAAAACGGGAACAGCAGACAGAAAACCCCCCTTTGGAAACCCCCCCTGCGAGCATGTAAGTGTGCTCGCTTAGGGGTCTTAAGTCGAAACTGTCCCTGCGGGCCGGACGCTTACGCTGGCCCGCTAGTACAGCATCGACTTTTATGTTTGACAAGTGGTTTGATGTTTGGTAATGTCAACTTTGATGGTGCTGGTGGAAACACCTTTGGATTGGTAACTGAGCCAGCACTGTCACAGAGTGGTCGTATGACCAAAGGAGTAATGAGTTATGGGTTTCTTTTCAAATGCCACGTTCAACGATGGCGCATCACAGTTCGAAGCAGCTGTCGCAGGCTCATATGTCTGCCGTCTCGCAAACGTCGAGAGCATCGACCGACCATCGTACGATGATCCGAATGTTTTGCTTCCAAACTTCCGCTTTACATTCGAGACCACTGAGTATGGCGATAGCAACAGCAACGCGTTTCGCTTCGTCAAGTTTACGCGCCAGGGCTATGGTTCCGACAAAGCAGCACTCACTATCCTGCTGGATGGCATGCTTGGACGCCGCTTGACACAAGCAGAGTTTCACAACCTCGACATCGATTCGCTCCTGGCTAAGGAGTGGATGGTCACTGTCGATGCGAAGCTCAACACGCGTGGTTATCAAACCAACGCCATCGTGTCCGTTTCTCCAGTCAGTGCAAAGAAGAAGCTGACCAAGATCGCACAGCCAGCGATCAAGACCGATGACATCGAAGACCCCTTCGGTGAAGACGCCAGCGAGTAACCATCTCCCGGTTGCCAACGACTCGCTGACGGAACCAGGTACATCATCCGAACGGTGTGCCTGGTCTTTTACTTTGAAGGGGAGAATCAATGTCAAAGAACACAAACATCGAGGAGCGGAAACTCCTCATGGTGAGAATCAAAGATCTGAGAGCTGCTGGTCACAACATAAGACGCACAGCTGAGATTATGGATATGTCAGAGAAGACATTGCATCGATGGATCAGGGAAGAAAAACCAGACAGGCCAGTCAAGAAAATGGAACCGTACATTTCGCTCGATGAAAAGACCGCGACTGTGATCAAGTGGGCGGAGCTTATCGCAAGCGGTGAGACACGAAGCAAAGCAGCAGAAGTCGTCGGTTATCCGGTCATGATGATAAATCGATGGATGATGTCAGAACCTTCACTGCGGATCGAGTTCCAGGAAGCTGTCGGCAAGAAACAAAACAACTGGGGCGGTCGTAAGAGTTTCGAGCAAATCCTTGTGGACGTGCGCGCAGGACGTCCTGTGTGGCGTGAAGGCGCTCGTTTCAAGCTTCAACTGGTCGAAGCTGCATTGATGCGATACGAGCTTGATGGCGCGAACGTGTGGAGGTGCAAGGGCTTTGCAACGTTATCAGGCACTGATGTCCTGGCGAGAGATTGGACGGTGACAGAATGAAGTTTGAACACGTAATACAACACTTGATGCATGGCAAACCGATCACACGCGTATGCTTTGACCACGATGTCTACATCCGATACTCCGACCTTTTCGAGGCATTCGTGATGCACACAGGGACAGAGTCTAAGACTCTACAAGGTCTCACACTGGACCCTGAGTCGCTGTTCGCGACTGACTGGATGTGGGGCGAAGATCACCCGGTCAAGGATGAGATCACATGGACACGGACAACATCGTAAAGAGCATCATGGCAAAACCATGGTCCAACACTTACCAGCTGCTCAAGGCCATCGGAGCGTCCAGCGACCAGGTCGATGAGGCATGGCGCGACTACCGTCGCAAGTACATGCGGAGTCAGCGCTGGCAGGACATCAGGACGAAGGCGCTCGAGCGCAGCTGTAGGACGTGCGAGCAGTGTGGCCGTCGACAGGATGACGGCTACAAGCTCGATGT